GAGGAGTCAACCTGGATTTTGCCAGGTGCTCCTCGCGGCGACGATACAAATTATATTTATAGATAATCTTTACGTTTATGATGATCAGGAATAATCTTTCCAAGAGTAATAGTCAAAAGCCCATCCTCAAAATCAACTGATCTAACTTCCGTGTCGTCAGAGAGTGTCCACGCTCGTGTAAATGACCGTTGAGCCAAACCTTTGTGCAGATAGTTGGTCTCCGTTTCTTTATCTTCTTTCTGACCCTCGACAAAGAGTTTACCATCTTGTGTGTATACATAGACTTCCTTCTTTTTAAATCCTGCTAAAGCAAGTTCTAAACGAGATTCCACATTACTTATATTAATAAGATTGTACGGAGGATAATTTGATGTAGTTTCATGAAGGTGAAATAAACGATCAAAGTAATCATCCATTCCAATGCTATTACGAGTGATTCTATCGAATAGATCGGGAAGATTTGCAGCACGATATTTCGCAATATTTTGCGAAGCAGGTAGATTAGACATTTTTACTTCTCCTTAAAAAGCGAGATTTGATTGTGTGGACCCTTTCAGCATCCACTACTAATTATATAAGAAGCATAAAAAAGTGGGGTGTTGTATACCCCACTGATATGTTCGGTTTTACTCAGTTGAAGTTACGATTCTTGACTTTGATTAAAGGAATGGTTGATTCGTTTTCAGTATCCTGAGCAACAGTGCGATGCTGACAATCAGGATGATTCCAAGGAAAATCTCTACGATTCTTTTCAGTAATTGCCTTTCCTTGAATATTAAGAAGACGTTCTTCTACCCACGACATATGCGTGGAGAAAAACTTTTCTCGTTTAGATGCAAGAGTCTCCTTTCCACTAGGAATCGGAACAACAAAAAGAACATGAAGTGGTTTGTCTGAAGAAACTGCCTGAGCAGAAGAAGACAAAAGAGATCCGATACGAGATTCAATATTAGCAACATTGATGATAATAGTCACCTCATCATCATTGTCCCAGTAATCTTTCACCCAAGGTTCTTTTTCAGAGTGATCCTTCCGAATAAGTTTCAGAAGAGATTCGACATTATTATTATTAAGATCACGATATCGTGAAGATGACTTCATGTTTTCATCAAACATGCAATCAGAATACAAGGTGTTTACAACATCGTCCTTTTGCTTATCCGTCAGTCCAGGACCTTGAATACGAACTTCATCACGGATGGTTTTCTTATCATACTCACCTATCTGTTTCAGAGCAGCACGCACTCCCTCTTTGACATCATCCTTAGTCGGTTCACTATTGAACAGACCTTCAACATGATTAGAGGCATTTGCAAAACGAATCTTTGCCAATTCGTTTTCAAAGCGAATACCCTGATGCATCCAACCAGGAATATTACGAATCTGAGATGCTTCACGACGGTGACTACCATTGTTGGTTTCGTCAGTATCTACATCATAATAAACTACGCGACTAGGAATAATCCCCTCAGTCTCAATCTTATCAGAAAAGTGAATAATTGAAGATTGCTTAAAATTCTTGCGACCAGGATTGTTCCAAGATTTGGTTTCAGACCAAAGTTTCATATGTGGGTCTCCAACCAGTTCTACTCCAGGAATGTTATGAGTAGATGGTTTCTCCCAATTTTCTGGATTGCAGTGTTCTAAACGCCAATCAGCGGACAGAAAATCTGCGTTAGACACTTCAGTGTCTAGGAATTCGGAAATAGACATATCAATTTGATATAGAGGATAGATCAAACTAGATTTATCGTCCTGAGACGTATCTTTGCTTGACTTTGATATTATAGAGCATAAAAAAGGGGGCGTCAAGCCCCCAGTTTCATTCGGTTTCCTCTGTCCTTTTCTTCTTAGAACCAATATTATATTTTGCTTCAAGAATCCAATCTTGCTTTTCTTTATATGGAAGTACTTTAATTTGATTCAAGGGAGCAACTTCTTGAATTTTTTCTACATCCACAATACTAATAAGTCCCCAATCAGTAAGCAGTTGTGCAATACGATTACGTCTTTGAACATCATTCAAAGTCAAATTTGCATGTTTACCATCAAGTGCAAAAAGTTCTTTAAAATGTACAAGGAAGTATCTACCCTGTTTATGCAAAATATGACAGGACTGATATATTTTCTTTTCTTTCCTAGATGCAACACCAATACGTGTCAAAGTCTCACGTACCTTGAGAAAGTCATCTGGTTCATTAAGAATTATTTCCACCATTTGATCTGGTGACCATTTTACTTCACTCTCTCTAACAACACTCATTTCGATCCTCCAGTATCAAATTTTGATTTAATAAAATTAAGTTGTTCCCCTGTTAGAATCTTCAAAGCTTGTTTTGCCTTCTCATTACTATAACCATAATATTGTTTGACATAATCAAGGTCTTTGATTTTATCTTGCCGAAGCCAGGGAGAAAATCTTTTCTTTTTCCTCACAATATTTATAAGAAAATCATATTGCAGTTTCTTTGAAAGAGAATTGTACTTATTCATCTCATTAGCAAACATCAAAGTATCAATGTGCCCAGAGAAACAACGATTAATAATATAAGGAGGATATTCTTTCTCAAGTGAAGGATCTTCATCAATCAGATTCTTTTTGGTTTGATTGATAGAGTTGAGCCAGTCTTTCAGTTCCATAATTATACGTCAAAAAGAATTTGATTCAGGATAGAGTTTTCCACTCTCTCAGTAGGATAATTAGTGATGAGAAGTTCTGTCTTCACATTTTCATCAGTTCCTTTTTTACCACGATGTGCCATAGAATAACGAAGTTTCCATTCACGAAGATGATAGTCTTTGTAAAGTTCTAACAACCTATCATTCACATTATAAGTAATCATAAACTTGTGAGGACAGTCATAAACATCCTCTGCAAATCGGTCATGGTCAAATGACTTATGCATCTCACGATCTTTTCCATAGAGAAAGTCTTTTATATCATATGGAGGATCAAGAAATACAAACACTTCCTCACCAGGAGCATTCATAACCTCCGAGTAATCAACATTTGTAATCTTCCACTTTCCAATAAGTTTTGAATATTGCTTCAGTTTTTCAATACCCACAAAAGAAAAGTTAGAACGTGCTGCAGTTTCAGAAAAAGTACTATTTTCTGTGAGTCCAGAAAAACTACACTTATTCAAAATGAAAAAACTTACCGCACGATTAAGTCCATCCTGAGAATTGATTTCATCCCGTGTTTTATCGAACAATTCTCTATGTGCCGCATCCTTATCTTCCTGTGACTGATAGTTAGATGCTTTAGATTTAATATCATTCAAACAATCAGAGAGTTCTTCACCACGATCTCTAAGTTGAATCCAAAAATTATAAAGTGAAACATACTTATCATTGATCCAAATAGGAATATTAGGATATGCTTGAGTAGCATAAAATGCTACAGAACCACCACCAATAAATGGTTCACGATATTCTTTAAAGTTTTCAGGAAACCATGGAGATAAAGTTTTTGTTGCTTTAGACTTTCCGCCAGGATATCTAAGACAGGTTTTTAGAGGAAACGTTTTCATAATCAGATGGATGATACTTCAAAAATTCCCAGAAAGTCATTTTCATTTCTTTCTGAGTCATGCCGCAGTGTTTTGCGGCAGCAGGTAAATTCATTGTAGCACGAAAAAGTGCAAAATTTGCTTCTTGCACATTTTTCGGAGTTGTTTTATTTTTCATACTTAATAAAATATATGTTCAAATTTTCCGTCCTTTTCAACAATTGCTGAACAAGTATCAACAAAATCACCACAACACATATAAGTTATTTCATCAAACTGTAATTTATTTGCATGATGAATATGTCCACAAATAATACCATCGTGTTCCCCCACTTCTACACAATGCTTTACCATATCACTTTCATATTGTGCAATATATTTTTTTCCATTGATAGTATTCTTCAAAAAATATATGAGAGAAAATTTAAAAAATTTATTTAACCACACACTCAATGGTGTAATAATTTCATACCCCTTATTAAAACAAAGTTGTTTCCAAGAACCAGAAGAAAATTCTGAACAACCATCCCCATGAATACAAAGATATTTTGTTCCTATATTAGTCGTGTAAGTATATTCATTGCACATCAAAAAGTTTTTATGTTTGAAATTTGCATATCGACGAAGTTCTCCTTCATGATTACCCAAAATATAAATGACTTCAACACCACTCTTCACAAGACTAAAAATTTTATGAAGTGCCTTGGTATGTTCTCTTTCCCATTTTGTTTGATATTTTTCAATACAGTAAATATCAAAAATATCACCTACAAATACTATTTTTTTAGTATCTAAATTATCGAGAAAATTTAAAAACTTTTTAATGTTGCATCTGTTTGTTCCCAAATGAACATCGGATACAAAAACTGCGTCGTAAGTCATTTGTATTTGCACTCCACCATTAATTCGGTTAGGCAGGCAATCATATTTATCTCCTGATCAGCTACAAATGCTGCCTGATACTGATACTTAGCAAGCACAAGAACAGCAGCAGGAATGCTATTGTTTTCAAGGGCATTATAAAGAGCATCGTAAATACGACGCATAAGTACAGTAGTATCATTATCCATGTTAGCCACCACCCACTTCCGAACTTCGGGAAAGTTTTTTTCTTTAAGGTTTTTAATGAGATCATTGACGGCAACATCAGAAAAAGTAGCAAGAATACCAGAATCAATTTTTCCACTCACAGAGTATCGTTGACACTCATTAAGAACTCTCCTCCAATCAGGAAAGTGCTTATTGATAAGTTCTACCAGGACCTTGTTATCATATTCAACACCTTCTGTATCCAGGATTTGCCTGAGACGTTTGAAGAATTGTGCGGCAATGGTCTGACGGTCCTTTCCCTTAATTCCAAACTCAACGACGGCACATCGGGAATGTAGGGGCTCAAGGATTTTGTTTTTGTAGTTGCAGGTGAAGATGAATCGGCAGTTACCAGCAAACTCCTCAATAAACGCCCGTAGGAGGAGTTGTACATCATTGGATGTGTTATCTGCCTCATCAATGATGATGACTTTGTGTTTAGCATCTGCCGTAAGTGATACGGTCGAAGCAAAGTTTTTCGCATTGTTTCTGACAGTATCGAGGAATCTACCTTCGTCGGATCCGTTAATGACATAGACATCCACTCCAAGTTCATTACATAATGCTTTTGCTACTGTAGTCTTACCAATACCAGGAGGTCCAGCAAGTAACATATTAGGAATTTCCTGTTTTTTTAGAAACTCCCGAAAGGTTTTTTTAGTAGAGTCTGGAAGAATACACTCTTCAATATTTTGCGGTCTGTATTTTTCACACCAGATAAAGTGTGTATTGTCAATTGTGTTCATAATAATTTCTCACATAATAAGGTGCTAAAGTATAAGTACTAAAATGAGTATCCGGAACTATTCCTCTTTCTAAATTGAGTTCCTGCAAAAGACCCCAACGTTTTTTATTTTCACTCCACTGAAGTACTTTAACATATTCTACACCAGATTTAAGCAATTCAACTGCTTTATCTTGTGCTCTTGTCCAACAACTAAATTCGTCTCCCTCTACATTATACACAAATACCTATTCCAAAGGTCGTGTAAATGTTTGCGAAACATGATCAGTAGCACCCATTGCTTCATACATGTAAGTAGCACCAGATCTAGGATTCGTATGATCACCACAAGTAAACACATCACACACTGCTATACCATTTTCAGGCCAGGTGTGAATTGAAATATGAGATTCTGCAAGAAGTGCAATAGCAGTTACACCATGAGGGTCAAACTTATGAGATGAAATATCCAACAATGTACTTTCAGACAACTGAGAGGCATTTACCAATACATTGCGGATATGTGCTTCATCATCTAATAGTCCATATGGACACCCCTTAAGGGTAAAAAGTATATGTTTCATCCGAAGGTAGAATCTGGTTCTAAAGCAATATAATACTTCAGATTATGCCGAGTATTCATGAATTCAGACAAAAGTTTAGACGAAACAACAACATCATAAGCACCCGGAATAATCTTAATATTTTCTACTTTGAAGTTAAAAATAAATTCCTGATCAGTTTCACCCACAACGATAGCATACTCATTAGAAGTATCATTTTTCTTATCACGAGCAACTAATTTAATTACTCCTGCTTCACCAATTGCAGAAAGATCTGGAAGTTGATAAACTGCTGCTGCTTTCACCAATTTTTCAAGAGTTACACTGTCCATTTGAAAACAAACATCTTGAGTTGGAAGTTGAATCTCCTTTTCTGGTGGAGCAACAATCACGGCAGGATCAGCAAAGAAATATTTTACTCGACGTTTGCCCTCTTTGATACTCAGATAAGATTCTTCACGAAAATCAAGATCAGGATCGTGATGCAAACTGAGACCGTTCAAAAACTGATTCAGATCATAAATGGCAAAGTCACGAGGAAACTCTTCTTTGATTTCTGCTTCAGCAAGAATATTCTTTGCAACAGAAATAGTACGAAGTTTGTTACCCTGCTTAACAAAAATAGAATTGTTAATTCCAGCAAAGTTTTTCAGAATAGCAAGAGTGTTGTCAGAGAGTTTCATGGTATTTTCTTTTAATTTCATTGGGGATAGGTTTCACGTTTTGCATTCTTATCATTAAAATGCATCAAAAGTAGAGCATAATGCAGAACTTTCATAATGTCCATACGAGCACTACCTTTTTTATCATACCGAGAAGCATATTTAAGGATATTAGATCGACAAAATGCCTCCCCATCACCACATGCTTCAATCAAGTCTAAAGTTTGAATTTTATCATCACCAGCAGAATAATGTTGACTATATGTTCCTCGAATATACTCAAGAAGTTCTTTCAAAATTTCTTCTTCATTATATTTCCAAGGATTTGCAGGAGAATTTGGAATAATATTATCCATAATAATACTATCCTTACTAATATTATTCATATTAATATCATCCATAATAATATTATCCATATTCGGACTGGCAATCAAAAATTCATTGTCACTGTGCCCCCAAGGACGCATACCATCATCAATTGTTTCGTTCATTTTTAAAGTTTCATCGTAAAGCATGGACCAAGAATTAGTCATATTTTATTATATCAGGAGAAGTTGTGAGAGTCAAGACATTCTTTCTGCTGCTCTTCAGAAGGCATATTAAAGTCCGAGTCAACTTTATCATAGAGTTCAAGAAATGCCTGCTTGGTTTCATCATCAAAACGATTTACACAAACTTGAATTGCCTTTGCTTTATCACCAAAGATGGAATAGGCACGAATGATGTGAACCAAACGACGAGTGCTGATAATCTCATCAATACCTCCATCATAGAAGGTCTTACGGATGATGTCACCCCAATCCACAAGACGCTTACAGAAGTCACGATCTTCTACACCCAAATTCAGAGCAATACCTTCAAGAATCTTTTGCTCTGTTGCTGGAGTGGGATATTGTTGCTCAAAAGTTACAGGAAAACGTTCGAGAAATGCTTCATTGAGCACGTTAGTTCCAATAAATCGACCATCATCACTACCTTTACCTTTAGTGTTTGCAGTGGCAATAATATTAAATCCTTCTGTGGGTTTGACATACTTGCCAATCTTTTTCAAAAATACACCCTTACCTTCAAGGATGGACTGAAGACAGAGGATTTTGTTTGAAGCAAGGTCAATTTCATCAAGTAACAAAATAGCTCCTCTCTGGAGTGCTTCAACGACAGGTCCATTATGCCAAACTGTTGCTCCATCTACAAGACGAAAACCACCAATAAGATCATCTTCATCAGTTTCAATAGTGATATTTACTCGGATCAATTCTCGCCCGAGTTGAGCACACGACTGCTCAACACTGAACGTTTTGCCATTACCAGAAAGTCCTGTAATGAACGTCGGATAGAATAGACGGGACTGAATAATCTTTTTAAGATCGAGAAAATTACCAAACTTGACGAAGGTATCATCTTTATCGGGAATAAGGTTTTGTTCGATTGGAGGAAGTGCGGCAGGTGCTTGATATGTACGTTCAATTTGTTCCACTTTTTCTTGGGTCACTTCAAGATTCCATTTACCACGACCAACTTTGTAATCAGAAAGTTTGTTAGTGATAGTCTGATAGTTAAATCCATTCATGGTACACCATCCACGAATATCAGATGCTGTTACAGATTCACCAAAAAGTTCTTGAAGAGAGGTACGAATGTAGTCAGCAGAAAGAGACATGATGTTGCTTTGTTTGTTTCAACTGAAGTTATTATAATGCAAAAAAGAGGGTCTTGCGACCCTCTATAGACAGTTTACTCACTGGCACAAGTAGTTTTCCAAATCCTCAATCAATCTTTTCTTAGATCTTCTTTTATCCAACTCAATACCGACAGTTCGACCGTACTCCTCAAGTTCATTCTTTGTCATATCATGAAGTGATACGTCACTTTCACATGAGAAAGTTTCAACATCTTCTTCAACAGCATATTCATAATTTGTAGTATCTTCATCAATAATAGGAGATTCTACAACTTCCGATACTGAAGGTTTTGAAGTAGTATCTTCAGTAGGTGCTTTTGTCTTATTCCCTACTAAGTCTCCAAATCTGGACATTTTTATTACCTGTAATATAAAAATATTTATCAGACAACAAGGTCTACAAATTCATTCAAAATCTTTTTATTCATTTTTTTATTTTGAAGACTTTTCATAAAAGATTTTTTAATTTGTGCCTTTGATGCATCTTCATCTACATCAAATTGAGATTCATTCGCAAGGGCACTTGCAGAAAGTCCAAAATAAGTATGATATCCAGTTGTCTTAAGTGCAAATGCTTTCTCTTTCTTAAATTGCATTTTAATTTTTTCACGCAACCAAAAATTATCCCATCCAACATTTTGACTAATAAAAGATCCAGCATCACGAGATTGAAGTACACGAATACCAATAAAGTTTGTATCTACAAATCTATCTTTAAGATTTTCAAGAAGAATATAAGTCATATCAGACCAATTATCACCAAAGTTATAAGTACTACCAATCTTACGATCTCTCAAAAAACAATGTTTCCCAATAGAAGCAGTTCCCAAGAAAGGTTCAGTTTCCCAGTTTCTGTGAATTTCACGATGATAATTTAATGAACATCCTTCACCATCAGTCAACACAACACACTGTACTTTTTGAAGTTTATTTTCTTTTTTAAATTGAGGGATAATTTGATGAAGTGCAATCATCGACTCATTCAAAGGAGTACCAGAAAGACCCATACCAATAGGAATTTGATATATCGAATAACGACTAAAATACCAAGCAAGACGAAAAATATGCTTCATCTGCTGATCTAAAGTTTTAGAGTTAGTTTTATGAGTCAGGACATTCATCAGTGAAAACCATTCACCAACTTGCATCAACCCATCTTTCTTTTGATATGAAGGTTCTCGGAGAACTGGTTTATCATTTTCATCTTTAGATACAATAGGATATTCATTAGTAAAGGCATAAACATCGAAAGGAATACCAACTTTTTTGCAGAACCAAACCAGATTAAAAAGTTGCTTCACGGTATCTAACATAACTTCACTCATAGAACCAGACCAATCAAGAATAAACATCAGACCATGATTCTTGCCATCAGCAAGAGTAGTCACTTTTTTGAAAAGATCTTCGTTATATTTGTAGGTATGAAGTTTGGCACAATCAAGAACTCCAGTCTTGGAAGTATTAGCACGAGCATAACTATCAGCAGACTTTTTACACTCAAATTCTTTGACAAGATAATTAACTTCTTTTTGTGCAGATTTCTTAAACTTCAAAAATTCAAGATCAACTTGCTCAAATACAGACATGTCATAATAATTATCCCAAAGTTCATGACAAGAATCATGAATTGTGGAGTTGGCAACAATAATTTTTTCAATATCTAATTTGGGAATTTCAAGATAAACATTTTCAATACTTTCCATATTCACAAGATCTTTTATAGATTCTTCAAGCGAATTCATGGTATTCACTTGAGGATCTTGATTAGTTTCACCACCCTGTTGATAATTTGGAGTATTCAAATCGGCATCATCTTGTTCTACATTTTCTTGATCTGCATTTTCTTTAGTATTTTCAGATTCTCCAGATCCTTCTTGATCAATATTTTTCTCTGTAGAACCTTGACTTCCAAATTCCATAGAATCCATATCAGTCTTGGTTTCAGTATCCATCTGCTCCCGACAATACTTATAAAGTACTTGTGCAGCAATCAGAACATCATTGAAATCTTCACAACCCTCAATCATACGAACAATTGGCATCTCAGTATATTCATCAAAAGGAATATCAACAAAGTTACCAATCTTAAAGTGAAGATTTACCCGGTCGGCAAGATTCATTTTACTCACATCTTGAGACTCAATTCCAAAGAAATCCTTATCAAATAAATCATTATAACCACGATAAAAAGTCTTAGAGATGCCAGCATAACGACGCTTCATCAATTTCTCAATACGAACATCTTCCACAACATTCACAAACTGTGGAGAGATTTTGTATTCTTTAATCCAATCACGATCTGGAGTATAAAGTGCATGACCCACCTCATGTGCTACCAGCATATCGTAAATCTCAATCGTAGCACCTTCCCACATCGGAAGAGTTAGAACACGACTATGAACATTAAAACAAGCAGTCTCAACTCGTTTGTGCTCCACTACAAGGTCTTCAGTGGCAAGAAGTTTTGCGAGTTGCGACTTAATTTCGTGGTTTACACTCATTGATTTGTTGCGTATGAAACTACTATACAAAAGAACCTCCCTTTTTGGGGGAGGTCATGTGGCGGTTCTTGAAGTGTCTGAGTGCCTCTTTTCGTGCTCTCATTGCTTGTGGTTTGAGTTTTCGTTTTTGCTCTTTGCCAGAGTTGTGTTTCCAGTTTGGGACGTGCATTGTTCTTTGGTGTGTTAAGACACCATACGAGAGAAACCTTTCACTTTGTCAAACTTTATGACACTTTCAAATTTGTCATGCAAGTCAGACTTATGAGAAATGACAAATATATTAGCATCTTTAATCACATAACGAATAATTTTAAGAAACTCTTCAGTTCCAAATCCATCAAGTGAAGAATCAAAAACTTCATCCATAATGAGTAGATTAGTATTCACGGAATTTTTAAGTCGAGCAACTTCTCTCCATGTGAAGAGTAAAGCAAGATCAATTCTCATTTTTTCACCTTCACTAAAAGATGAATATGAAAAATTTTCATGTATCGGAGATTCAACAGTTTCATCAAATTCTTCATCAAGTTTAAAGTTAATGAAAAAATCCATCATTTGAAGATATCGATTCACCTGCTGATTTATAAAAGGAAGATATTTATTGATAATTTTTGTTTTTACTCCGTCATCTTTCAATAAAGAATAAGCGAAATCATAATATATAATTTCTTGCTTTTTATCTGAGAGATATTCAATTGTCTTTTGGAGACTATCGTTGAAAGTTTCTAACTTTTCATGTTCAGTATTTCTGTTTTGTAATTGATTGGTAATTGTTTGAATTTCATGTTCAAAATCTCTGATTTGTCTTTGGTTGAGAGAAATCCGAGTATTGTTTTGAGAAATAGCATGTGTTAGTCTTGTAGTCTCCTTAGACAGCAAATTAAATTGATGCTCCCTCTCTTTTTCATTTTTAATCTTTTTTTCAAGTTCTTCATAACCATTTCGCAATTCTTTTGCTTTGATTTGAGCATCACTAATTCTATTTAAACGAAATTCTTCCTCAATTTCTTGAGTACATGTGGGACATACCGTATTTTCTGTAAAAAATTTATGTTCTTTAGTGATTGTACTTGCTTTTTGAGCCATTTTGCCCTTAAGATTATTTAATTTTGTCAAATTATTACCAGCACCTTGAAGTTTGTCCATATCAATTTGAAGTATTTTAATATCATCTTCAAGTTTTTGATTTAATAAAATATAATCATCAACTTCTATATTCAGATTGGCAATTTTTTCTCTATTGGCATTTATATTTGCATTTCCTCTGTTTTCAAGTTCCTCGATAAACTCTTTTTGCATTTTTATTTTATCTTTAAGAGTTTCTTTTTTAAGGCTCAAAGATTTTATTTGATCTTTTTTATTTTTTATTTTTTCTTTGACAAGGACACTCATAGAAGAAAAAATTCTAATATCCAAGAGATCTTCAATAACCTCTCTCCTATTGGTAGTACTCAATTGCATAAAAGGAACAAACGTGCTGCTTCCAAGAATTACAATTTGTGTAAAAGATTTATAATTAACTTTCAATATATTTTGTTCAAGAATTCTTTGATTTGCTCTATCATCAGATTCTTTATGGATAATATTTCCATCAACCTCAATATCAAAGATATTTGGTTTAATTCCTCTACGAACCAAATAATTTTTAGAATTTACAGAAAACTCAATTTCAACAAGACAATCTCTTTCATTTGCAGTGTTAATTAATTGAGGTTTATTAATTTTCCGGAATGGTTTATTGAACAACACAAATGTCAGAGCATCCAGCATCGTGGATTTTCCCGATCCATTTGTCCCTACTATGAGATTTGTATTATTTTTTTGAAAGTCGATTTCATTAAAAAGATTTCCTGTAGAAAGAAAGTTTTTATATCTAATCTTCTTGAAGTTTATCATTTTTGGGGGGAATTACAATATAATCAGGAGTAATAACACAATACTTGTAGTTATAAAGTTTACAAGTTTTTATTGCCAAATCATCATCAACCTCCACTACTTTCATTGTTTCATCTTCTTCATCTTCCAACATCATAGCATACCTTTCTGCATCATCCTCTTCTTCAAATAAAAATAATACTTTATGACCATGCTGATCTCGAACAGCATAGGCACCATCATTTTTTTTATCTTGAAGTGTTAGAAGAAACATTAATCTACTTCGCAAGATTGCCTATATAAATCCTGAAAAATATTTTTAATTATATTTTTATTAAATTCAAAATCGGACTCATCAATATATCTATTCAAAATAGATATTGTATTTTCATCTTCACTAACCTCAAATTCCTCAGATTCAGTGATTTGAAAATTTTCTACAATCTTCAGATCTTGAATTCCAGAAGAATAAAGTTTATCAATAAATTTTTCAAAGTCCTTTGGTTTTGATTTTTTACGAACAATGACTTTCACAATTTTATTTGCATACTCTTGTGCATTGAATAATTTGTAATTAGTATCTTCGTAATAGATATTATAAAATAATTTATAAGGATTATTAACTATAGTATGTTCTAAAGTTTCTGTATCAAAAATTGTAAACCCTCTGGGGTCATTCACATCATTCCAAAACATTTCATAAGGATTACCTAAGTAGAAAATTCGTCCATCGTCGGATCGTGTATGGTAGTGACCAGAGAAGACCTTGTTGAACTTTTCAAATAGTTTGCCGTCCATACCGTCTTCCATGGTGTGACCTCTATGCGCCTTAAATCCGTTGAGTTCAAGGTGCCCCATCGCACACTTGCTAGTTGTATTTTTAATCGTGAGGATACTATTTTCAAAATTTTCTGCATTGATCCAAGGAATAAAAAGAACTTTAAGGTTTTCAAGATTTACTTCTGTAGGTTCACTGTATACAGAAATATTATTATAATCAGATAAAAGCAAATTTGGAGAATTAACTTCATTGGTGTTTTTATAATATGTATCATGATTTCCTATAATCATATGCACATTATAATTTTTAAGTCTATCAAAAACAACTCTTTTTGACCACTGAAGACTTTGATAATCAATAGACTTACGACTATCGAAAGCATCCCCCATGTGAACTACAGTTTTGATATTCTCCTTTTCCAAAGTAGGAAAAAATACATCATCATAAAATTTTTCAAAATAATCATGCAGATACTTGGATCCTTTCCTAGCACCAAAATGTGTATCTGTTATTATAGCGACCTTCATAATAACTTAACGATTACGATATTGAATATTATCTTTAATAGTATTGTAATCCGAACTACTTGCAGAGAGTGGACTATCATCAATCATCATAACTTCATCAAAACCAGACCTTTCAATAATTTTAGTTTTAATATCCAACTGCTTTTTTTCTTTTTGTATTCTTCGAACAAATGCAAAGTGAATTACTTGAGTAAAATATGCAAATGGATTTTTTGATTTTTCTGGATCAAAATTATGAATATACTGAACGCAGTTCTCAATACCATCTGAAATCATATCTTCTCTGAACATATAGTTTACAAAATTTGGTTTATATGAAAGATGAGTAGCAATCTTCAAAAAACAATCCCCAAGATAATTTGGAATTGGAGGTTTACCTTCCCATCTTTTTCCTCTTTCTTGTTTTGGTTGTTCTGAAAGATCTCTATTAAAATGCTTTTTATACGACTTTTCTACTTTAGATCGATAAACAATCATTGCCTCAAGCAACTCTTTATTATTAACATAATGTTCTGATTTTTTTCTTGGCATGATTCATTTCTCTCTATAAAATATAAGTTATCAGTATTATAACACACTTTGGGGACTTGACAAAAGATCCAATTCTGAGTAGAATACCTTTGTTAGGGTTGATGGATAAGCTTTAAGTTTCTTTGATATCTTTAAGATTATAGAGATTCTCTAGAGACTTTCTTGCTTCTTCTACCGAAGATATGTATCCCATCTTTTTAGATGGTTTAATTCGACCTTTATTGTATTCTTCAGTAAAGTAATCTTCTTCTACATAATTGTTATAAATTTCTATTAGTCTTTCATCCTTAGTTTCTGTCATAGTAATAATTTTATCTTTTCTTATAATAAAAAAATTATCATCAGATAATTCTATCCATGACTTCACTTTAATGTGAATACCATGAGAGGTTTCTATCATTTTGATAGTAATTGGATTCTGTAAAACAAGTACAGGATCTCCATCATTATCATCAGGACAAACTAAAGATAATATTTCTTCACCTGATATGAGTTTTATAATAGAGTAAAATTCTTCTTCCATTAAGTTTTAAGTGGTATGTTTACAATTTCGTAATTAAAATTTTCTTCGTTATAAACTTTAATTCTTTCAATTAAATGATTAAGGGTGTAATTTTTTCTAGACTTATAAGAAATGTCATCAGCAATATCATAGAGGGTTGCTTTTGTTTTATTATTCCCCTTTCTAAGAACACGGCCAATGGATTGAAGATTTCTAATTCTAGATTTAGATGGAGAAGCAAAAATAACATTATGAAGATTTTTAATGTTAATTCCTGTACTGAAGGTTCCATATGAGGCAACAATTATTGCGTTGTCCTCTTTTTCTGTGATTTCTCTTACTTTCTCCCTATCTTCTGTTGCCACTCCACCATGAACAAAAAATACATGACGATCATCAACTTTTCCATTATTTATTAAATTATATAATGGTTCTCCATGACCCTCAACTCTTGCAAATAGAATAAGAGTATTTCCTTTAAGTTTTAAAGAAAGATTTTTAATTAATTTATTTCTTTTTTCATGATTTATGATATATTGCACTTCTTCCTCAAAATTTTCAAATCTATGTGCAGGGTGCTTTAATAAAAGTATGTTAATGTCCAGTTTAGCAACATGACCTTTCTTCATTAACTCTTCAGTTCTAATGATTTTGTAAGAAGGACCAAATAATCCTTCCAATACCCACTTATGAGTTTGTGTGCCATCAAGTGTTCCAGTAAATCCAAATCGATATTTGCAATCAGCGAGTTTAGACATTATAGATATTAATGACTTCGATTTAAATTGGTGTGCCTCATCTCCAATGACCACATTAAATCTTGAAAAGTATTTTCGTGGAAGTTTGTAGATAGACTGCCAAGTAGTAATGATTACTTGAGAATCGGTTTCTCTTTCACGTCCTGCATAAATTTTGTGGCAATATGAACCTACATCCCAACCATAGTCTGCAAAATCTTTATACATCTGCTCTACTAGGGAAGTCGTCGGAACGACTATCAGAATATTTTGTTGCTTCTCAACGTAATATCTCACAAGAGAATATATCATCAGAGACTTTCCAGAAGCAGTTGGGGATATCAACAACTTTCTATTATGTTTTAGAGCGTCGTATACTCCCTCTACTTGATAATCACGGGGAGAATACTTGCAAATAGCATTCATATAATCTTTTACACCTTCCTTTGAGATAAGGTCATTAACCTCAAAAGGAAGTCCATAGAATTTATTATCTACAAATTCATACGTATATCCATGATCATCACAGAATTTTGTAACTTTATCTAATAACCCAACATAAACTTCACCAGTTTGAGTATTAAACAGACGAATTTTTCCATCCCAGTACTTATTACGATACTGAGGCATAAATTTTGCTCCAGGAACCTCAAATGTAAATTGATCTGCTAACTCGTAATAAACGTGCGGTTCCGATTTTACTTGAAGAAATACCTCGTTCTTTTTTGAAATAATCAAATGAGACATGAACTATAAGATTCACCTATAGGTATTTATTATCTCTTAGTAATTTAAATTTCTATCATTACGCATAAAATGTTTGATTTCGTTAAAATCAAAAACATAAAATTTTGACTCAGTTTTACCTTCAAATAAAAGTCTCATAATTCTATGTCTACCATCAAGCATTCGATATTTATTATCATATGGATTTGGACAATTGTAAGCAATAATACCGGGAACACTCGGATCACATTTCAAGTATGCTTGACCTTCACAACATGGGCAATCTTTACCTACATTATATGGAAAATGATGTTTACCTCTCCATGCTATTTCTTTATGTTTAATAGTTTGTAATCTATCATCAATTAACATATGATCATATATGTAATCTAAATCTAATGTTTTTAATTTATAATTTTCAAATTCCCAATTTCCATAAAAATTTGAATAGAAAAATCTTGGATTATTATGGTTCATTTTTTAACTCTTTCATGTAGTATTGGATGTGTATTTGGTGTTAATTGTAGTATCATTAGAATCCTGATTGAAATCTTTGCCACTCAATGGCATTTTTTATTTGATAAGTTCTATTAGAAATGTTCTTAATTATATCTTCTAAAAATCTTAATGTGACATCATAAATTTTAATCTTCATTAATACCTTATTCAACCTCTCATCTGCCTCCATATGCCTCTGTATGGAGTCTTTTCCTACAACTTTATGATTGAACTGTTCTTCTTCATAGACCTCTCTGGGTGCTTTTCCAGTATAGAACCGATATCTTTCTAATCTGAGTTTATCATAACTAACTCTAGAATTTTCACGAAGGATACTAGTCGTATTATAAATTGTATAATACTTTGAGTGCAATTGTGCAATTTTTAAAGATTCTTCATGCAAATTATCGGGATCTATTTTAGAATCCTTTTCCCACATTTCCTGAATTTGATCGAGATTCATAAAGGTGTTCTGCCATCAGCAGCAAATATTTCGTATATAGTATACTTGAATTGTACTGATGCTGTAAAGTAGTTTATGTCAGGCGATCCTGCTTCAAAATCTAAAGAAGTTAATGATGTTGGATATAAATCTCTAAATTTAACAATAGCAACAGTATTGTAGTTACTATTTAAAATTGATAAACTGCCATCACTAAATTGCTCTTTATAATCTTTAATTTCCTCATCGTTTGCAGTTAGATCTTTAAATTGTTTTGTTGTCTCTGGAAATCCAAGACCGGTTAACCAATTATGAATTATCATGTAATTTTCTAGATTTTCATCTACTAAAAATTTCAATATAAAATCCGAATATTCTAAAACATCTCCAGGAACATCTAAATTTTTTAAGTATGTTGGTTGAATGGCATTTCCAAGAATAATTTCGGGAATACTTGTAGAATTTGAAAAGAAAGAAACTTTTTGATATTTTGCCAGTGTGAAATTGAAACCGACTGGAGACAAAAAATTTCTATTATCTATTTGATTTTCAAACGCAGATGCCATTGTTTTTATTTTTATTTAGATAAAAAAAAGGGGGTCGTAAAGACCCCCCACCAAATGAAATATGTGAACCGTGATCACATGAGGTTTTGAACACGGACTCTTCTGTAGTAACGGTTGCTGTTGACCTTGATACGTCCAAGACCTTGATTGTCTGCATTGCCCTCTGCGAATGGATTGGAGACCATACCATAACGAGTCTTAAATCCAATTTTGGGCTGGAAGGTGTTCTCGCCAACGGCACGAACCATCTGGAGAGGAACGTATGGGCAGTAGAACAGACCTGCATCATAAGGTGAAGTTCCCTTATAACCAGCAACGTAGTACTGATCAGCAGATGCGTTTGCAGAATATGGGTCGATGTATACTCTATACTTACCAGCAAGTACACCTGCGAAGGTATTACCAGTATCATCAACGTTCAAGTTTGCGTTGAGTGCAGGGGTGTAGTCGAGGACTCCTGCCATAGTCAGTGCGGAAGCAACGTCTGCAGAGCAGAGGATCATGTTGCCCTTCCCTCTACGAGTCTCTTGTGCGATTGCGTTTGCATCACGCTCGATTTGGAAAATAAGACCCTTAAACTTCTCAACACTCCAACGTCCGTTAGAGTCAACGTCGAGGTCAAAAGTACCTGAAGTAGCAACGTTTGCTGTTGCACCCGCTTTAGCAGCCTTGTAGATGGTTCTGATGACTTCACGGTTGATCTCAGCAAGAATCTCTGTGGAGAGAATGTTTGCGAGTTCAGCCTCAGCATTCAGACCATGAATTGCCTTGAGGTCTTGTGCGAGTTCTAAGGAGTACTCTGCTTTCAGAGCTCTTGACTTTGCAGTAACGGTGACTTTTTCAATCGAGAATGCCATCTCGTTGAATTGATCACTGAATCCAAGATTCTCAGAGTCTTGAGTAGACATACCCTGACCAACTGTATAGTTGGTGCCAGAGTTAGGATTCAGAATACCTGGGTTATTGCCATTCTGTGCGGTTGTACCGAAACCAACTGATGCACCATCAGATGCTTCAGCAGTGTATCCGCCTTGAGTGGTGTCAAGTCCGGTATCCTGTGCTGCGAATGCAGTATCTGCTTCATCGAACAGTGCTTCGCTGCCACCTTGAGTATTGTAGCGTGAACGCATTGCGAAGATGAGTCCGGTAGGACCATTCATTGGTTGAACACCTGCGAGGTCATATGCGACCAAGTTAGGCATTGAACGTCTGATCAGGGAGATCAGAACTGGGTCGAAACCGCCAAGAGTTCCGGTAGCACCCCCAGACTGATATCCTGTGTTACCGACAGAATTGGTGGGATCTTCTTTGAGGAATTCTCTTTCCTCTCTGATCATTTTTTCTTGATTCTCCAGGAGAACTGCGGTAACCATTCTCTTATGTGCATCATCGATGCTTCCGAGACCCTCGTGATTGAGGATAGGTGCCCACTTCTCCTGAAGGTGTTCTGCATTGAAACCTTGCATTTGAATTACCTTGTTAAAAATTTTAGTTTGACTTTATGATATAAAAATCACTGTTTAGAAACTCTAGTCAGAGTATTAAGATAAGATTCCATTAATGGGGAAACTGAATCATATTCTGTTCCACCATTTTCAGAAATATTTTCTGACTCGTCTCTTTGAGTACTGGCGTTTTCTTGAAAGTAAGACTTTCTTAAAATAACTAGTTTCTCACGATAGTTTTCTTCACTATCAAACTCAACATTTTCAGCAAGAGAAGCGAGTTTGTCTTTTTGTGAAAGTGCAAGACCTTCACAGACTTCGGAGAAGATTACATCAGCAACCGACTCAGCTAATCTTTGATTGAGAGCAACATTCTTAGTAATTTGCTCGTTGAGTTTATCTTCCATTTCATCTAATTTTTCTACCATTGCGGCAGTTACATCATATTTTTCTTCAGGGATATTTACATAATGTTCTTCAAAAAGACTTCTCATTCCAGTAAGGAATGATTCGGTCATTTCAGTTTTAATTCCTTGCTCTACTGCGAGTTGATTTTCTGTCATCCACTCTTGAGCAACATACTCAAGATATGCATCAACTCTTTCCGTCAATTCTTCTTTAATTGCAATAACTTCTTCTTCAAGATTTTGTTGATACTGTTTTACCAGTTCTTCTTGAATTTCAAAAGTTTTTGTCTTAATAGCAGTTTCAAAGATAGTGCGTGCTTTTTCTTGAAATTCTTCGGAAAGTTCTTCATTCTGAAGAAGAGCATTAACATCTTCTTCGATGTCATACTCCACTTCAAGCAATTCTTCTTCAGCAACTTCTTCTTCTTCTGCTACAACTTCAGTAGTATCTTCTTCAGAAACTTCCTCTTCTGCAACAACTTCACCTTCCACTTCCTCTTCTTCCTTCATACCTTTTGGCATGGGTTCAGCAGGTTTAGCACCTCTTTTTACAACATCTGCTACTGTTGCAATTGAGGGTTCTTTAAGTTTAGCAGAATCATCATCTGCTCTATAGTTTTCGGGAGTAGGGCCACCGAGATCCTCTACAGAAGGCTGTCCAGGAGTTGAATGGGACAGTTTTTGCATTGGTTCAGCTGCAGCAGCGTTTTTAGTTACTACGTTTTCCATTTCTTGTAAATTGCTACCAACGGACATTTGATTTATAGATTTTTTGTATTAATCTATATTTATTTATAATTTACAGATTTGAGAGAAAATCATTCAGTAAATTTAATTTATTTTCTTCAAGTGCTTTTTGATCAACCAGAGTATTAATTCTCTTCTGAGTTTTTTCTGCTAACTGCTCACGAAGAACTCCTCCTTCCCACACCCACTCTTTTCCTTCCATAATACCTTGGACGAAAGCATCCGGAGCAGAGGGATCTGCAACAATATCAGCAGCAGTAGCCAACATGAAATCTTCACCAACAACTTTACAACCATTGCGATCTTCTCTCAATGAACCAACACCACGGGAAGAAACTCCAAGCATTACACCTTCATCGAGAAGAGAAGATGCAATCTTACCCATTGGAGTATTCAGGATTTGTGCTCTACCTTTAAAATTATTTCCTTCTTGAGTAAGTGAAGTAATTTTATGAGAAACTCGATCAAGATTTACGGTAGGTCCATCAGGATGACCAAGTTCTCCAAGAGCACGTCCCTTATTAACAAAAGTGTCACAATAACGATTTACTTCTCTTGAAAGAGTATCCATAGGATACATTCTTCCATTACGATTTTTAAGGTTTCCTTGCAAGAAAACTCCCTCAATGTATAGTTTTTGAGGTTGTCCTTTCTTACCTTCCTTAATAATCTTTACGTTTGAAATTTCTTCCGTGATGAGTTTCATTTTATTAACCTGTGAATCCTACTTTGAAACCTACTACTGTTGATACTGATGCAGAAATTACGTCCTGAGCACCTTTCTCAAAAAATTCAATATGATCTGCTGGAAGAGTTACGGTAGCAGTGCTAATGTAACCACCAGTACTACTTTTTGCAACACTAACAGTTGCATCTGCACCAGAATTATTAAATACTCTAACTACAGTTGCATTGTCTAAGTTAGTTTGACTGTCAAGTGCAACTTCAGATCCAGTTCCAACCAATAAAGTTCTTGTCATTATTCTTGATCCTCTGATTCTTGATCACCAAACATTGACATTCCGACTGTGGGTTTAATTCCTTCAATATGTTCTGCTGCTTTCGCATATAAAACATCTTTAATTCGATCACTAATATCGGAAGCCGATTTATCAGCACCAATTAAGTTTACAATTTCTTCCATAAAAATTAATATATCTATATTTTATATTTATATCTCAGCTTGTTTACCATCTACTTCCGTGGAAGATCCATCAACTTCTGGTTCGATTGGAATGTCTCCAAGAGTATCCATAGGTTCACCAGTTTCTGGATCTATAGGAGCATTAGGATCAGAGATAATGCCATCGGCAATTTCTTTCTCGATCTGTTGATCCATTTCAATCATCTCAGTATCAGTTTGACGAAGAACTTTACTGCGAACCCATTGTGAAGAATAATATTTTCCAATGTATGGTTCAATAGATGTCAAAATAGATAATCTTTCATTTAATAATTCGGTTTCTTTAAGTTCTGCAAATTGATTATCATATAAGAAATCGTATTGAATGTGATCCGAAATAAATTTCCAATCTTCTGGAGATACAATATTTTTTAAGATTAACTGAGTTTTCAGCATGTCATTGAACATCTGAGAAAATCTCTTTCTCAAACGACCAACAAATTTTGCAAACTTAAGTTCATCTCTCAAAATTTCTGATGAACGACCAAGATTAAATCCTCCATCGGCGGCAATTCTTGATTCTGGAACACCAAGTGCTCTATAAAGTTTTTTCTGAAAATATTCTATATCAGAAAGTTCTCCAAGATTTTGTCCGCCGGGAAGTGTAGTAATTTCAGTTCCTCTACCACCTTCTCTTCTAGGAAGCCAAAAATCTTCCATCATACTCATAAATTTTCTATCATCACGAATTTCTCCAGTATTTGCATCGTACACTTGCTTGTTACGATAACGATTCATAACTTCACGAAGATATTGTTCTGCTTTCACTTTTGGAAGATTTCCTACATCGATATAAAAAATACGACGTTCTGGTGCTCTTGATAATCTGTAAATTACCAGAGAATCTTCAATCATTCTAAGTTGATTGAGAGACTTGATTGCTTTATGGAGATATGATAATACTGTTCCTTTATTCCTATCTATAAGACCTGAAGTGCAATATGTGATTGCATCTTTTGAAATTTTAGTTCCCTTTGATTGACCTCCACTTGCATGTATATTTGTTGGACTAGATGGTTTGGGAGTGTAAAGAAAATATTCTTCAATCTCTGGTGCAATGTTAATAGTATTATTGACTGTTGGATTTCTTAAAGGATCGTTTCTATCTTTCTTTTTCTCTTGGCGAATATATTTCATCTTCATAGGATCAATATATCTCAATTCTTTGATCCCTTCTTGAGGTTTTTTGATGTCAATTATTTTATGATAATATAATCGACCATCAACATACCAATTCCTAAAAATTTCATGAGATTTTTTATCAAAATCTAAAAGTTCCTTGATATACTTAAATTCATCTCTTATAGAAGATTTTAATTTATCGGTAGCATTTAGATTGGAAAGTTCAATTTCAACCGGAGAATCATAAAGATCACTAACAATTGCCTCATTTATTACATCTTCAATAGCACCATCACATTCTGGATGAAGTGCCATTTCACGATATCTTTTTATTAAATCAAATTCTGTTCTAAACTGTCCTTCAATATCTACATAGGATCCATAAAATCCACTAGAAATATAACTATCAACCCCGTCCTCATTATTTTGAGGAACGGGGGATATTATAGACTTTGATTTTTTTTCTTTATCTTCAATAGAAAAACCAAAAAGTTTTGCCATATTATAAATCGACTAGCTATCTTATTTGACTATTTAGCTAATATCTTCGCCACCAGATTGAGATGCAGTTCCTTTAAATGCTTCCCAATAATGAACCTGCATTTCTACGGTAAATTCTTGAATAGTATCAGTTGTTTCATAACTAAGATCAATGGTAGAAATATTCGTTGGAAAAACATCCCAAAACTTATAAGATCTTAAAACAGATCCATCACGATCTAATTGTTTTACAATAGCATCTTTTTGATAATCTACTGGATTTGAAAGACCAGTAGCATCTGTCATTTTATTAATAGTATTCATCCACTTCTCAAATGCTGAACGAATCGAAAAGTCAACATCATTGATGACTGTAATCGTCCAAGTCTCAAAAGTTCTATCTCCAGCAACTTTTAATATACGTCCTCTAAATGGAATATCAATTGGAGCAATGGTAGATGCTGGGAGAGCAGCAGATTTTACTAAAAATCTTGATTTTTCGAGGACATCATTATCAACACGAACAGCATCGGGAAATGCTAATTCAACTTCAAATAGATTGTTTCTTGCACCACCACCAGTCAATTTAGATTTAAAATCACTGATAGTTCTTACTGGTGAAGTATTACGTTGTTGACGACTAGGCATTTTCTTTTAAACCTCTAAATTAAACGTTACCGATTACTTCTTCAAATGAGACACCAGTTCTGGTGGCAACAAAGGTGAGACCAATGAAGTTAATTGATCTTGCAGGTTTAATGAATATATCTGCTACAAATTCATTATTATCTATAACTGCAGCAGTATTATTTGTTTCATCGCAAATAACTACATAATCTTGAATTCCTCTTTTAGCTTGAACATCACGTAAGAACGGTTCAACAATATTTACAAAGTTTGTTCTGGTAATTTCATCATTAAATTCAAACAATTGATCTTTTGCTGCCGAAGAAATTGCATCTTCGAGATAGATGAACAAACGACGAACATTAATTCGATCAAATGCTGATGATTTGGAAAGTGCAGTTTTATCACCAAAAAGAACAATTCCAGATCCTGCTGAGAAAATGACCGGATTGATTCTATTAGAATAAAGTCTGTCTCTCTGAACTTTGGAAGGATTATAAGTCAGTTTAACCGCATTAAGAATTGCTCCTCTGGTTGTTCCCGCAGGGGAGAACCAAGGGAAATTATCAATATCATTTCTTGCACAAAGACCTGCTATATCCCCATTTAATGGGACATATCTGAAGGTATTTGAGAATCTATCAAACATATACTTATAACCACTATCAAATACTGCATAAGACGAAGAAGAAATTGGTGAATAAAAACCAATGACATTATCTGTAATAGTTTCATCATTATTAACAGTAACACTTCCTGAGGATGTATCTGTTAAAAATGCTTTTCTGTAGGGGGAAATAAATGCAATAGCATCTTTTCTTGTATCTGCTACGTCAATCAATTTATTTGCAAGTGCTTGTGCAGTTTCCTTTTCATAATTTGCAGATCCCATAAGCAAGAAATCAACAGAGAAATTATCAGCATTCTCGAAAAGATTATACCCACTCACAAGTTTATTGAGATCTGCTTTAAGAGATCCATCTTTTTCAATATCATCCTTTCCATCATAATTTTTGCCATTTGATAGAATTAAATCTTGCTTACCGGAAGCAGAAAAAATAACTCCATCAGTTTCTTGATCCCATCCCGTACCTGTTGCAGGAGTAAATGATGTCGTAAATCCAATTGTCGTTATTCCGGTCGGTGCAGAACCTCCGAAAATAAATTGAGAATTTGTTTTGAGATAAGATCTCCAATAAGATGGAGTTCCTACTGAAAACTCTGCATCCTTTGCTTTAGAAAGATTGAGGTGCTTTTCGAGGATAGTTCCAGCATTTCCGGTAATTTTTCCTGCACCATCAATTACTACGACATGAACCTCATCAAATCTAGATCCTCTATCAGCAGCATACTGTGACGTTCCTGGACTATCTGCAATAGTATTCCAATTCAATGTTTGAATTGTAGATGTTCCCCCAACAGTGCTTGTAGAAATTGCTACTTTTTGTGTTGAGAACCAATCACTTTGTCCGGTATAAGAAGTTGTTGCAAAAGATACTGAATTACCTGCAGTGTGAATAGCAACATTACCTGTGTTAGTAAATGCCCAAGTTCCAGATTCTTGATAATCTTTAGTATATTCAGTCGCTGCTGCACTAACGTGTGAAAGCACCTTAACACTGATTGCACTTGAATTAACTTCAGTGACAATACCTTTTAGATATCCATCAAGATCACTTGTAGTTCCAACACCAATATCAGTTCTTCCACTCAATGATTGAGTAACACCCATACCGACTTCAATACTTGACGTAGAAATACCAGTTAGAATTTGATCTGCCTTAGCATCAATTAATGCAACTCTGATACCATTTGCCCAAGATCCTGGGTTTTTTGCAACTACGGTTCTTCCAGTAATTATATTTTCATCATACTGAAGTTGCTCATAGTTCTCAACACTTTTGATTTTAATTTCTGCTGATCCAGAACTTACTGCATTCTTGAGATTATCATCATCAGATCTCACCACTCTAAGTTGTGCGCCATATGAGAGGTATGATGATGCAACCATCCAATGCTCATAATGCTTATCATTGCCGTATGGTTTTCCAAAATTATCTAATAAATCCTTTTCAGATCCAACCGTTATTGGTAAGTCAACAGGACCTTGAGCAAAAGGTGCTACAATCCCACCAAATTTATCAGAAGTTGGATCGACCCTTCCTACTGTGAGGTCAACTTCTCTTACTCTGATTCCAGGAGATGCTAAATTTAATGGCATCTTTTTTTCCCTCGCAATCCAAATTTATCTAAAAATATTTATGAAAAGATGTATTTTGAGTGGGGAAATGATACATGAACAATACTACCAGTCAGGATATACATCTTTTATTCTAGGAACTGGGTTGTATTTTTCTTTCCTCCTCTCAGTAATTCTTTTTATTGTACAATCCTTACACTCATAAGAATATGCTGATGGTAAAGTTCCTCTATCTTTTCTAGTCAGGTAAAAGTCATCTAATAAACTTTTCACCTTCTTACAAGATCTGCATTTTCGATCAAAGAATAATAAATGTTCTAGTTCAATTTCATCATCAAAAGACATTACATATATTCCCACATATAAGAACGATCACCGTATTCATCTGTATACCATCTATCTCCTTCACTGTCTACAAAACTATTTGTATCGAGACCATCTGCAATAAAACCAAATGGAGCCATATCTTGTTCAATTTGATTTCTTTGCTCCTCATATATTCTTTTTCTTATATCATTTTCTGTCATTTCCTTGAAGTATTCTTGAGCAACCAACCAAGAAAAAATTACAAGACACATTGCTAAGTCATCATTACAACCTTCTTCTGCTTCAAAAGAATTTCCCTTCTGTGCAAAAGTAGTTAGTTCTGAAATAATTTCATAATCCGATGCAAGTAATTTATCATCTTCAATTAGTGTTTTAAGGTTAGAGCATCCCAATTTCTTAACTGCTGCTGTTGTTCTGACACCAAGTTGTGATTTTTTTCCACTAAATCCAGAACCAACAACCTGACCATTTCTACCTCTCATTGCACACATAAGAATATTTTCATATTCTAAATCATATTGAAGAATACTTGCAACTTGATCTCCAATATCATTGACCTCAATTAGTAACCAAGAATAATTATATCCTTTTGCAACATCTAAAATAATACTTGGAAATAGCATTGGTTTTATTTCATTATTTCTATACTTAGCGACTACCTTATATGGAAATTCTGTTATATCAAAAACAATAAAAGCTGAATAATCATTGCCAAGACCACGGGCAACATCCACCGTAATTAGATAATTATGCTCTTTAATTGGTTTTTCATATACATCTAATCCAGCATTTCTTTGTATCGGATCTTCATATACAAGAGTTTTGAGTTTTGCTGGATTAATTAAAGTATTAACTGATCCTAAAAATTCACATTCAAACTCAACTTTGAACTGCTGTTCGGAAGTGTTTGCAATTGTCTGCTCTTTCCATGCAATATCTCTACCAGGAACTTCAGACCAATGAACTTCTGTAGGAATATATTCATTCTTTTTATTTTCTGCATCATGCCACATGCGATAAAAATGATTCATACCATGTGGGGTAGATACAATAATCACTTTAGTGTTTTTGCCAGAAGTAATAGTAGGATAAACAGAGGCAAAAAATGAATCGGCAACGTGATTCGGGACGAATGCAAATTCGTCAAGAAAGAGGATGTTGAATGACATACCTCTGACAGCGCTTGCAGACGTAGAAGCTGCCAATATCTTACTACCATTTTCTAATTCAATAGAACCTTTGTTCCAAGATATAATACCTGGTTGCATCCATTTAGGTAAGTTTTCATAGGCAGTTGCTA